AAATGTTAGGATACGGCAGTGGTTTAGGGAATAAAGAAGTTAAACGAGAAGTAGCGGCCGCAAGCACTTTACAAAGTGCCGGTATGACACCAGACACAGCACCAGAGCACTTAACAAACGCACTGACAAGAGATTATTCTGGTTTAATGAAAGCTATAGATAAGAAAAAAGGTAAATAATGGCAAGTGCAAGAGAAAACGATTTAAACCCAGATATTTTCATAGGTTTAAAACTTCCTTTCAACAGAGATAAATCAGGTTTGTTTGGTAGAACACAAACAACATTAGAACAAGCCGGTTCTAATATAAAAAACCTTTTATTGACTGCTAAAGGTGAACGAGTTATGCAACCTGATTTTGGTTCTCGTTTAAGAGAATTATTATTTGAACAATATACAGAAGATTTATCATCAAGAATACAATCAGAGATACAAGAAGCAATATCTACTTGGTTACCTTACATTAATATTTCTAATGTAAATATAATTCAATCAGATGAAGACCCAAACACAACAAGTGTTGATATAGATTTTGCATTAAATTATGAACCAGATAGATTTAATTCTATTACTTTAAACTTTGACGGAGATTCAGAATCAACAAGCACTTCTGGTGGTGGAGGATATTAGGAGTAAACAATGGGATACGAATTAACAGGAAAAAACAAAAATAAAGAAGTAAGATATTTGAATAAAGATTTCTCTCAATTTAGAAATAATTTGATTGAGTTTTCAAAACAATATTTTCCAAACACATATCAAGATTTTAACGAATCATCACCTGGTATGATGTTTATTGAAATGGCATCTTATGTAGGAGATGTTATGTCTTACTATGTTGATTCACAATTTAAAGAATCTTTATTAGGATATTCAGAAGAATTAAGAACACTTTATGCAATGGCTCAATCATTTGGTTATAAACCAAGATTGTCTGCACCTTCTTCAACTAAATTAGAATTTTTCCAATTAGTTCCAAACACTGGTGAAGGTAATAATGCAGCACCAGATTTTAATTATGCATTAAACATTAAAGCCGGAACAAGAGTAGAAACTTCAGACGGAGTTGTGTTTAGAACGATTGAAGATTGTGATATGAGATATGAGTCAGCAAGGTCAGAAAGAGAAGTAGAAATATTTGAAAGAGATTCTGCAACAGATACACCAACTTATTATTACATTAGAAAAGAAGTAAGAGCACAAAGTGGTAATATAGTTGATGAAGATTTTACTTTTGGTGGAGCTAAAAAATATGATAAAGTTCTATTATCAAATTCAAATGTAATAGACATTATTAGTTGCACAGATTCAGACGGAAATACTTGGTATGAAGTTGATTCATTAGCTCAAGATACGGTGTTTGATGAATACGAAAACAATTCAGACAATGACCCAGAATTATCACAATATTCATCAGAAGTTCCTTACATATTAAGATTAAAAAGAGTTTCAAAAAGATTTACAACATTTAAAAGACCTGATGGAAAAACAGAATTAAGATTTGGAGCTGGTATTTCAGATAATGCTGACGAGGAGATTATACCAAACCCAGATAATGTTGGTTCAAACTTACCTGGTTCACCTTCAAAATTATACGAAACATTTGACCCAAGTAATTTTTTAAAAACAAAAGCTTATGGACAAGCTCCTTCCAACACAACACTAACAATTAACTATCAGTATGGTGGTGGAGCACAAGACAATGTGGCGGCTGGTAGAATTAATAAAATTACCGGTATCACATTTGAAATAGACGAAACAAACTTAACACCATCAGTTGTTAACTTTGCTAAAACATCAGTAAGAGCTTCTAACATTGAAGCATCAAGTGGTGGTATGGGAGCAGAAAGTGTTGAAGAACTAAGAGAAAACATTAAAGCATATTTCCAAGCACAAAATCGTGCTGTAACAAAAGATGATTATATTGTTAGAACTTATGCATTACCTGACAAATACGGAAACATTGCAAAAGCGTATATTACACAAGACACAATAGTAGATGAAGAACAACAAACACAACCAAATCCATTAGCACTAAATCTATACATTTTAGGATTGAATACAAATAGACATCTTGTAAATGTAAATGATGCAGTAAAAGAAAATTTAAGAACTTATTTAACAAGATTTAGACCAGTAACTGATGCTGTAAATATTAAAAATGCTTATGTAATTAATATTGGTGTTAAGTGCAATATAAATACAAAAAATGGATATGACCAAGAATTAGTTATTACAAATGTTAACCAAAGAATAGCAGAATTTTTTGATATAGATAGATGGCAAATAAATCAACCAATTGTATTATCAGAATTACAAAGTGCTATAGTAAGTGATGTTGAAGGTGTTTCATCAGTTGTAGACATTACAATTACAAATGAAGATACTTATTCATCAACTGCTGGTTATAGTGGTAATAGATACAATATTGCATCAGCTACACGAAATGGTGTAGTGTATCCAGCAAAAGACCCAAGTATATTTGAGGTTAAATTACCTAATACAAACATAACAACAGCGGTTGACGGAGGAGAAGGATAATGCATTTATTTGAATTTGCAGAAAAAGACTCAACACTTTATGAAGGTAGTGCTACTCAAAGTAGAAATACCGGTTTAGATGAAATATTAGAAGTTCGTAAAGATATGAACGCTGATGGTTCAGTCGTAAATGTATCTAGAGCACTTATAAAATTTAATCTAACCAACATATCAGAATCAATTGTAGCAGGAACTATTCCTGAAAACGCAAGATATTATTTAAATCTATATGATGCTAACTCAAAAGAATTAACAACAAGTCAATCATTATTTGCTTATCCAGTTAGTCAATCTTGGGTTCAAGGTGATGGTAGGTTCTTTGACCAACCAGCAACTACTGATGGTTGTTCTTGGAGATATCGTGACGGAGAAACAACCGGAACACAATGGATTAGTGGTTCAAATAATACTGGTGGAACTTGGTTTAATCAATATGAAGCATCCCAATCATTTAATCACGAAACAACTGATATGAGAATGGATGTAACTGATATTGTTAAACTTCAATTAAGTGGTTCTATTGCTAACGAAGGATTTATCGTAAAACGCTCAGGTAGTATTGGTAATACTTCATCATCATTAGACGAGGGAAGCACAGAAAGACTTGGACATTTTGCATTCTTTTCACGAGATACACATACAATTTATCCACCAAAGTTAGAAGTAGAATATGATGATTCATCTTTTAACACAGGTTCATTATCTACATTAAGTTCAGATGATATTGATGATGTTATGATTTATATGTCAGGTTTAAGAGAAGAATATAAAGAAAAATCAAAAGTTAAATTTAGAGTATATGGTCGTGAAAGATTTCCAACAAGAACTTATTCAACAAGTTCTCAAAATCTAACGGTAAAATTTATTCCAAGTCAAAGTCAATATTCAGTTAGAGATGCTTTGACAGAAGATGTTATTATACCATTTTCAACAGGTTCTTATTTAAGTTGTGATGGAACAGGAAACTTTTTCAGATTAGATTTAAATGCGTTTCAACCAGAAAGACACTATCGTTTTCTTTACAAAGTAGTAAGTGGTAGTGGAAATACAAGAACAGAAAACATTATAGATAACGACCACATATTTAAAATAACGAGGTAAACAAATGCCTTTCACAGAACAAGAACTACAAGACTATCAGTTTTATCTACAACTAAAAGAAGAACGAGATAAGAGATATGAAGACTTTTATACAGAAGCCATATCTGAATCAGATTCCGATACAAGAAATCATTTATTAGTAAAAGATACCAATACATTGTATAGTTTTGAAGATATTGAAGAAGAAAGAAGAAAAGAAGCACCATTTGGTAGAATTGGTAGAGATGATGACAATCATTATGTCCACAAAGTAAATAGATATCCTACATTTGAAAAAGGAGAAAAATTAGAAAAAGTAATTGATACAGAAATCAATAGTTTAATTCCATTAGCTCCAAGTTTACCTACAATTAGATTATACAACTCACCAAACAATAATGTTTTATCACCACAAAAAGACGGAGTAGAATTTACATTATTATCACCTTCAAGAGAAGAACCCAATGTTAGAACAAACGGGTATACAATTGATTTAGTTAACGGAGATATAGTTGGTTATTTTGATTGGAACGATAATGAAGGTCTTGGTTTAAATTTGTGGTATTTAGAAGAAAATAGAAAACGAAGATTTCCTACAATGAGAATTTTTAAATCTTATGTTGGAACTTTTATCAGTAGATATTATGAACAAGAAATTATAATTGCACATCAAGGAGACTTAGAAAATATTTTAAACGGAAAACCAATGCAGTTTAATGTAAGTTAATTATTATGACATTAGAATTATCAAGATTAAAACCAAACGACTACGAAATTTTAGATTCAGGTGCTTACAGAATACCTGGTAAAGTAGTTGGTGTCGACTCACCAGAATTTGGAGATGCCGCTACAGACTATATTGAAATGGTTATATCAACACCAACTGGTGTTTTTTTAGATTCGTTTGTTATTGCTAGAGGTGATGAATGCACTCAATACAAAACTTTAGATGAAAACAATCAAGATATTTTCAGTATAAATCCTGGAATTTTTATGAGAGAAAAAGGATATTTTTCCGGAGAATACAATATTGAATTTAATTTTTTACGAGAAGTAGCCGGTTCAGAACAAGGTGTGTTGGTTGATAGAGAAAACAAAATATACAACGGAACTTATTTTGTAAGTAATAAAGGTTTAATTTATAAAGGTGGTGAAGCAAATCCAGATGAATTAGAAAAAGATGAATTTTTACTAAGAGAAAAAGATTACAAATTTTATGTTGATGAAATATCAGCCGACAGAACAGAAGTTAGATTAGCAACTTTACCAATTAAAAGTGGAAGATACAATACAGAATTTAAAGGATTGGGTTCTGACGAAATCGTATTAGATTACAACAAAACATTACAAGATACTGGTGATAAAATATTTGAAATACCAGATTTACAATCAAACACTTTACCACAAAATATTATCGGTGGTGAATTAGTCATTAGAGATGCATATAAAGTTCCAGGACTAAACATTAATAAAGATACATTTGATGCTCTAGTAGGTTTAAATGTAACAAACCCACGACAAAGTGCTGCAGGTGCGGTTCCAGGACTAATGACTTATGGTGGAGCACTAAGACAACACTCATCAACCACATATGGAATTTTAGATGTTGGAGGACATGCTAATGAAACCGAACACACACAAATTTATGGTGGTGATAACGATTATTATGCAAATACCAAAACTGAAAATTTTTATGGTAAAGGGAATGACAAAAGAGAAACTCGTAGTGGTTATACTTCACAAAATCTTTTACAATTCGCTCAATCAAATAACATAGGTGGATTGAGAAATCTTTTATTTCATAATTTAGGAACAGGAAAAAATCAAAGTTTTAACTTTACAGAAATGGCCAAACTTTTTCGTGATGAAAAATTAACAAAACCAAATAAAAAATTTTATGACGGAGCCGCTTTAATCGGTTGGACATCATATGTTACTTATGGTTTTCCATTGTGGATTCGTTGTAATGAACCAGAACTAAATAAATTTGTTTCCGGAGATGGTTTAGAAACAACAATATCAGTTAGAGTTAGTGGTAGAAGTGTAACAAAAGACGACTCAGGAAACACAGGAACTTATGGGGTTTATGAAGTAAATGATGTAGCTTTTGAGGGAGAAAATACTTTTATAAGAATTCCAAGACACCCAGAATATAAATTAAAAAAAGATTCTGGTGAACAAAATGATATACAAGGAGCCATATTTGATATGGAAATAGATTTTAATGTAAAGTTTGGAGATGTTAAAAGAACTTATACAATCCTAAAACCTTCAGTATTTGGTGTTGTTCCAGATGATGATGGTGATAGAGCCAAAACTTTTATTCAGAAAGGATTTGAATAATGAGTATGTTTGAAATTCAATACGGCCCTAAATGGAGTAATGAAAATGGACTTCAAAGTTTCAATGTTAGTGATACTAATAAGACAGCAGA